CATTAATGGAAGACCAGACCACCAAAAAGGACACCATGATGACTGTATCATGGGAGTTTCTATGGCATTATATGTCGCTGAAAAATCATTCCAATCTTTAGAAAAGGTTACTAACCACACTAAAGCAATGATTAACTCATGGGCAACCAATGTTAATGAGAACAAAAACTCTTCCGAATTCTTTAATCCAATGGTTCCACAGATGGGTAGAGGTAATGGTATGGGTAATCATGGTGAAGCAACTAAAGCTGATTACCAAAAATACGGATGGCTATTTGGTGGCTGATAAGTATTTATATTATCAAAGTAATTAGTAAGATTGTAATATGAGCGAACAAAATCTAACGGTATGGCAGAGGTTATCCCAAACATTCGGGCCAAATTCATTATTGAAACAAGATTATCCGACGTTTAAGTTCGATAAAAAGGAACTCCTACGTACCACAAACCGTGATGATTATGAAAGGGAGAAACTCCAAGCTCAACAAACATTTTATTTAACAAATCAATGGGCTAAAGTTGAAAACAACTTATATTCCCAAGCAATTTATTATGAACCATCAAGATTGTCTGCCCAATATGACTACGAGTCAATGGAGTATACACCTGAGATTTCTGCGGCATTAGATATCTATTCTGAAGAATCTACAACAACAAATGAAGATGGTTTTATTTTACAAATCTATTCTGAATCAAAAAGAATTAAATCTGTATTGGCAGATTTATTTAACAATGCCCTTGATATTAACACTAACTTACCGATGTGGACAAGAAACACTTGTAAGTATGGTGATAACTTTGTTTACCTTAAATTAGACCCTGAAAAAGGGATTGTCGGTTGTCAACAATTACCAACAATTGAAATTGAACGTCATGAGGTTGGTGTAACTGCCAAAATCACTATTGATATTACACAAGAAAAAGATGAGAACAAAAAGGCTCTTCACTTTACTTGGAAAAATAGAAACATGGAATTCCAATCATGGGAGATTGCTCACTTCAGATTATTAGGTGATGACAGAAAACTTCCTTATGGTACATCTATGTTGGAAAAGGCGAGACGTATTTGGAAACAGTTATTGTTATCAGAAGATGCAATGTTAATTTATCGTACATCAAGAGCACCTGAAAGAAGAATGTTTAAAGTATTCGTGGGTAACATGAATGACGATGACGTTGAAGCATACGTAAACCGTGTTGCCAACAAGTTCAAAAGAGAACAAGTTGTGGATTCAAAAACAGGAAACGTAGATATGAGATTCAACCAAATGGCTGTTGACCAAGATTATTTTATCCCTGTTCGTGACCCTGCGGCACCAGACCCAATAACAACATTACCTGGAGCAACAAACTTATCAGAGATTGCCGATATTGAATATATTCAAAAGAAATTATTAACCGCACTTCGTGTTCCTAAAGCGTTTTTAGGATTTGAAGAAGTTGTTGGTGATGGTAAAAACTTATCATTACAAGATATTCGTTTTGCTCGTACAATCAACAGAATTCAAAAAAGCATGATTGCCGAGTTAAACAAAATTGCAATCGTTCACTTATTCTTATTAGGATTTGAAGACGAATTACAAAACTTTACGTTAGGTCTTACTAACCCTTCTACCCAAGCAGATTTATTAAAAATCGACGTATGGAAAGAAAAAGTATTATTGTATAAAGATTTGGTTGCTGACCCTGGAAACGGTATTCAACCTACATCATCTACATGGGCTAAGAAACACATCTTTGGTTGGTCTGATGAAGAAATCAGATTGGATTTACAACAACAAAGAATTGAAAGAGCGGTTGGTGAAGAACTTAAAGCAACTCCTACAGTTATTACCAAAACAGGTTTATTTGATAATATTGACAAGTTATACGGAAGTACTACAGGTGGTACTGCAACTGCAGCGGCAACCACAGGAGATGAAGATATGGGGGCAGTTCCTTCATTTGGTGGCGGAGGATTTGAAACCGCACCTGCAGGGGGTGAAGAAGCTCCACCAGCGGCGGAAGAAACTCCACCAGCAGGAGGTGAGGTTACACCTGAATCCAAAAAAGAAAGAATGAATATTCTTTTAGAAAGTGGATTTGCAAAACAAAACAGATTTTTTAATTTAGACCAAGGTCAAGATTCTTTAGGAGAAATTTCAAAAGAATTAGATAAGTTGTTAAACTCGTAATATTTATATTGAAAACAGACAAAATGACTTTCGGACAAATTAAATCCATAATTGAAAACAATTTATTAGAATCCTACAAAAATGAGCAGGAGTTTAAAAAATCGTTAAAAGAGTTCAAACACAATGTTTTGAGCAATAAGAATATGTCAAAATTATATTCTTTATACGACCAATTAACAACACCTCAAGGATTAACTGAAAATGACGCCAAAGACTTTCTTGATGAAGGTGTTAGTTTAATTCAAAAACTATTACCGTCAATTAAAACTCCAAAAACTGTAACTGAAAACGTTGAGAACAAATATTCTGACGTTGATGTTCTTGTATACACAAACAAGTTAGATTTAATGGAGAGATTAAAATCTAAGAAAAATTTAATTCAAACATTAACGTTAGACAAAAAATCAACCATAAAGGAAACAATCAACATTCCTTTAAAATCTATGATTTCTATTGCTAATCACACTTTGAATAACTATATTGATAATCTTGACGAAACCGCAAAAAAAGAATTCATTCAATTAATGTCTGAAGATACTTCATTACTTAAAGAAAAATTTGAAACTTTAAGAGAGAGTACAATAACTAAATTGAACACTCTTTTAGAAAACGAAAACGAGTTTGAAATTAAGACAAAATTGTCAGAAACAATCGATAGATTGAAAGTCGAAAAATTTGACCAGCTTAATTTCCTTAAGTTAAAAGGCTTAGAAGAATCAATCTAATTTAGATTTCATCTTTTGAACGTAAGACGCTTTCAACTTTTGTTGTCTTCTTTCCACCGATTTTTTAACAAATTCTTTCTTACCAAACAACATCTGATTTTGTTTAGTTTTAATTACTTTTGACTTTAATGTCTTTAGGGCTTTTTCTATCCCATCTTTTTTTACATCTACTTTTAACATATAATACAAATATCTTAATTTTTCTGAAAGTTTTTGACAATCCCTATAAAATTTGTTATTTTTTAACAAACAAATAAACATTGACAACATGAAACTTAATGAAAAAAGGAAAAAGTGTAAAGTTAAATCTCTACAACCCAATTAAATCTGTATACGGAACGGTAGATTCAAAAAATTTGAAATCGTTATACATAAACATACAATCATGGGTAACCCCAAAATTTGAACACGACAATTGGAATCGAATTGTCTGTAATTTAAGTAGAGATATCAAACATTCAGTCTATAACTCCATAAACCACGAATTATTCAAAGAACAGAGTATAGTTGATTTAGACCTAAGAACAAGTGGAATTTCACACGGAAAAAAATCCTTTTTAAATTTAGAGGTTAATTTATATACCAACAATGAAATGGATTTTAAATCTCAAGAAATTAAAAATTCAGTTAAAACAATTATCAAAAGTATAGTAAAAGAGAATGTAATCCAAAACAAATACTTCGATTTTTCACCATCAAAAAACGATTAACCTTAAAAAGATACTTATATCGTATATTTATCTTAAAACGAATTCATGAAACAATTAAGAATTTTAGAAGCAAGTGAAGTAGGTCATGGAATATTGGTTGAAACCGATGCAGGTTGGATATCACCAAAAGATGTTCGTAACGCCGAGATGTTAAGAGAAGCAAAAGAATTAGATTATAGAAATCCTTTTGAATTTTATGCGGTATTACAGAAATACGATACACCAAATAGAAATGGAAGATTTTATCCTGAGAGAATATTAAAGAGAGAAGCTGAGAACTATAAAAAGGCAATTGCTAAAGGTTTGTCTACTTCAGAACTTAATCACCCTGAATCATCTTTAATTGACTTGGATAGAGTATCCCATATTATCACAGACATATGGTGGGATAAAAATATCTTGATGGGTAAACTTAAATTGTTAACATCACCAGGATTTCATGAAAGAGGTATTGTTTCTACTAAAGGAGACCAAGCGGCTAACTTAATGAGACAAGGTGTTACTATGGGAGTTTCTTCAAGAGGGGTAGGTTCTTTGAAAAAAGTTGGTGAAAGAAATGAAGTACAGGATGATTTCGAATTAATCTGTTTTGACTTGGTATCATCTCCATCTACACCAGGAGCTTACTTATTTGGTAATCCTAATGATAGAGACAAGTATGAAGAAAACTTGGAAGAAGAAAAAAAATACAAATCACCTGAAAATTCGGAATTTCAATCTAAAGGAGTTGACTTAATGAGAAAATTAACCGATTATTTGGGAAAATAATAAATTATGGACGAAAAATATTTTGTAGCAAAAATTCAGTACGATTTACCTGACGAGAATACTGGTAAAATTAAAAAAATTAGAGAAGAGAAACTTGTTAAAGGATTCTCAGTAACCGATGTTGAAGCTAAGGTTACGGAAAAGTATCAAGGATTTACAAATGATTGGAGGATAACTTCAGTATCAGAAAGTAAAATTGATGAAGTAATTGAATAAAAAATAAAGTGGTTTAACAACCACTTTTTTTATGCTCTAAACTTTTTGTAAAAATAAAAATAAGATTACATAACCATAAAAGTGAATTTTTTATTATTTGACACTATTTATATTGTAAAAATAATAGATTTTCATGAAAGAAAACAAATTAGTTCAAGAGGCTCTTATTCAAATGAAACAAGTTGAAGATGTCATAGCCGAAAATGCAAAAGGAATACTTGCTTCTACAATGAAGGAGGAAATCAACCAATTAGTAAAAGAATCTCTTTCCGAACAGGATGATGAGGAGATTGATGTAGATGCAGACGTTGATACGGATGCTGATAACGATGAAATGGAAATGGACGTTGATATGGAAATGGGTTCTGATGAAGAAGACATGGATATGGACATGGATATGGACATGGATTCAGAAGAAAGTCCAATAGATTTAACTGACGCTTCTGACGAGGAAATCTTGAAAGTATTCAAAGCTATGGGTGAAGATGACGGTATCATTGTTAAAAAAGATGGTGAAAACGTTCATTTATCCGATGATGATGCTGACGTAGAATATCTTGTTAAGCTTGGTGAGTCTGAAGAAGACGAATTAATGCAAGAAGATGATATGAATTACGACGAACAAGACGAATCAGTTGATGACGTTATTAACGCTATTTTCTCTGATAGTGGTGACGTATCAGATGTTGATTCATCAGATATGGAAGATTTCGATGATGAAGAAGTTGTTTATGAAATCACATTAGATGATGAAGACGACATGATGGAAGAAGAATCTGACGAAATGATGGAAGAAGACGACATGATGGAAGAAGAATCTGACGAAATGATGGAAGAAGACGACATGGACGATTTAACAAATGAAACTTACAAACCTAAGGGTGTTGGAATTGGCTCAGGTCCTAAATTTTCTTACAAAGATAAAGCTAAAGGCGGATTCGATGAAAAGAAAAAACAAGGTCCTAAATCAGTAGGTACTGGTAAAGCAAAATTCGAATACAAGAAAGGTGCAAATATGGAAGGAAAATCTAAAGTTGTTAAAGCAGAAACTAAAGAAGGTGATTACGGAATGAATAAGGGTGACAAATCTAAAACTATGAAAGGTAAAGAAGATTTCACCACTAAAAAAGGTATGACAAATTCTAAAGGAGAAAAAGCTTTTGAAAAAGTAGAAACTAAAGAAGCTGCTAGAACATACGGAATGGGTTCCAAAGAAGGTAGAGGATTAAGAAAGGGCATCACAAATAACAGAAACTATAACTATAGTAATAGTGGTGTTAAAGTTGAATCTACCCAAGAAGAAGTTAGAATGTTGAGAGAAAAAAATGAAGAGTACAGAAAAGCATTGAATGTATTTAGAGAAAAACTTAACGAAGTTGCAATCTTTAATTCAAACTTGGCTTACGCTACAAGATTGTTCACAGAACACTCAACTACTAAAAAAGAAAAATTAAATATCCTAAGAAGATTTGATGATGTTGAAACTTTAAAGGAATCTAAAAATCTTTATAAGTCAATCAAAGACGAATTATCTCAGGTAGATACAAAATCAATTAATGAATCAG